GGCTGACGGCTGACGGCTGACGGCTGACGGCTGACGGCTGACGGCTGACGGCTGGCGACTGGCGGCTGGCGGCTGGCGGCTGACGGCTGACGGCTGGCAGCTCGGGGCTGCGTGGCGAGAGCCCCCGGTGGGGGCCGGCGACCGGGCCGGTCAAAAACGGAGGGGTTGCACAAATTTTTTTGCAAAATGCTATAATTACTTGCAACACTATTTGCAGCACACCATCTGGCCATGACCTTCCAATCCTTGCCGCTTACCGCGCGCAAACTAGAGGCGACCGAGGCGCGCTTGCAGCGCATCTACGAGGCTGCCAAGTTGGGTCTAAAGGGTGACTCGCTGGCGTTGAAGGCTGGCATGCTGCCGACCGAGTATCGGCGTCTGTGCGAGATGGACCCGATTGCCGAGATGGCAGAACAGAAGGGACGCGCTGACGCAGAAGGGGCGCTTGCGGCTGTGATGATGGACGCAGCTATGTCAGGCGACACCAAAGCGGCGCTGGAGATCCTGCGCCATCGCCACGACTGGGTGGCTAAGCAACAAGTGCAGATCGACGTAGCGCAGCAGATCAGCGTAATATCGGCGCTTGAGAAAGCAGAGCAGCGCGTCATCGACGTGCAGGTAACAGAGCGACTGGAGCCAACACTTGCAGCAGCCGATCTACAACGCCTCTGATGAAATGCTCTTGATGACGCGGCTCTGGCAGCCGCGCATCAAAGACGACCCGGAAGCGTTTGTAAACTTTGCGTTCCCGTGGGGGCAACACGGCACGCCACTGGCCAACTACAAAGGCCCGCGCAAGTGGCAGCGCCAGGTGCTGCGGAAGATTACGCAGCACATCAAAGACAACGGCGGCAAAGTTGACTATAACGTCTTCCGGCTGGCGGTTGCGTCAGGCCGGGGGATCGGTAAGTCTGCGCTAGTCAGTTGGCTCGTGCTGTGGATGCTCTCAACGCGCATAGGATCCACGACGATCGTGTCGGCCAACAGTGAGGCGCAGCTCCGGTCAATCACCTGGTCAGAGATCACCAAGTGGCTGGCAATGATGATCAACAGCCATTGGTTTGAGATCAGCGCAACCAAGGTCGCGCCGGCTAAGTGGCTGGCGGAGATCGTCGAGCGGGACTTGAAGAAAGGCACGCGCTTCTGGTCGATTGAGGGGCGTCTGTGGTCGGAAGAGAACCCGGACGCTTACGCCGGTCTGCACAACCTGGACGGCGTGTGTTTGATCTTCGATGAGGCGTCAGGTATTCCAGACTCGATCTGGCAGGTGGCCGCCGGCTTCTTCACAGAAAACACGCCGCACAGGTTCTGGTTTGCCTTTTCCAATCCGCGCCGCAACCAAGGCTACTTCTTTGAGTGCTTCAACTCCAAGCGCGACTTTTGGTCGACCGAAAACATCGACGCCCGCGACGTCGAGGACACCGACAAACAGGTCTACGAGCAGATCATCGCGGAGTACGGCGAAGACTCGATACAGGCCAAGGTCGAGGTGTACGGCGAATTCCCCAGCGCGGGCGACGACCAGTTCATCGGACCCGCGCTGGTCGATCAGGCGTTTGGCCGACCCAAGCACAAAGACGAGACAGCGCCAATTGTGATCGGCATCGACCCAGCCAGGTCAGGCGGTGACTCGACGGTCATCGCGGTGCGCCAAGGGCGTGACATCATCGCGATTAAGCGGTACCGGGGCGATGATACGATGACGACCGTGGGGCACGTCATCGACGCGATCGAGGAATACAAACCGACGCTGACGGTGATCGACGAGGGTGGGCTGGGGTACGGCATACTTGACCGGCTGGTTGAACAGCGGTATAAGGTGCGTGGGGTCAACTTTGGCTGGAAAGCCAAGAACCAAGTGATGTGGGGTAACAAGCGCGCTGAGCTGTGGGGTGCGCTGCGGGACTGGTTAAAAACCGCGTCGATCGCGCCAGACAGGCAACTGAAGGCGGATCTGACCGGGCCTAAGACCAAACCCGACTCAAGCGGTACGATCTTCTTGGAGAGCAAGAAGGATATGAAAGCCAGGGGTCTAGCTTCTCCTGACGCCGCCGATGCGATCGCGGTGACGTTTGCATTTCCAGTCGCCTCCCGCGAACCCCGCGCAGCCATGCCCCGTCGCCACTACAGCGACCGCACCGCAGGCGCAACCGGCTGGATGGGCGCATGACCAAGAAGTCTGTCAGCCTGTCAGTGGGACGCGGCGAGAAGCGCCCCACCAGCCAAGGCGCTGGGCTGACGGCCAAGGGGCGCGAGAAGTACAATCGCGCGACCGGCAGCAATCTAAAAGCGCCCGCGCCTAGCCCCAAGACAGAAGCAGACAAGGGGCGCAAGGCTAGCTTCTGCGCACGCATGGGCGGGGTAGCCGCCAAGGCCAAAGATGGCGAACGCGCCAAAGCGGCGCTCAAACGATGGAAGTGCTGATATGAAACCAGGTCTTTACAGTAACATCGCAGCCAAACGCGAGCGCATCAAAGCCGGATCGGGCGAGAAGATGAGGAAACCCGGCGCACCGGGCGCACCCACCGCCAAGGCGTTCAAAGAAAGCGCCAAGACGGCCAAGAAGAGGTAAGTGTGGCCGACAACACGTTTACGCCAGAAGGAATACGCAATCAAATGGTGCGTATCATTTATGGCTCGCGTGGCGGCATACCTGAAGTAACGCGCGACGTTAGCACTATGCCTCCTGATGCAGCAGGCACCGCAGGCGCGTACGCGCATCGTCTTGGGCCTTTTGGTCGTATTTTTGTTGCGCCTCAAGCTGGCGCAGCAACTCAGGCTCACGAACTTACGCACGCTACAAATTGGGACTTGGCAAAGCTTTATTACGCCGCGCTAGACAAAAAAACGCCTGAAGCACGTCAGTTTACAGATGCGTTTAAAAAAATGGCCGGTGGCGGTCAAACAGCTATATTGGCCAACAAACTAGCGCCTGCTTGGATGGCTAAAGAGGATCCTTACCGCACTAGCACTAACGAGTTGACGTCGTTTGCGGTTGGTAACACAATGGGCGGCAGTCATGGCCGTGTAGAACCTTGGCGCGGCGGCCTGCACGTTGATCCTACTTTGACAACTGAATACTCAATTTTAATGGACTTGGCAGAAAAGTACGTTGCTGCCGAGGCTAAAAAAAGGTAGCCATGCCGCTAGTCAAATCACCCAGCAAAGCCGCCTTTCGCAAGAACGTAGCGGCTGAAGTCAAGGCCGGTAAGCCCGTAAAACAGGCTGTGGCCATTGCGTACTCCACCAAACGGCAAGCCGCCAAGAAGAAATAATGGCCTACGACCCGACAGGCATCATTGGCGCGGCAGAAGTCTCGGATGTAGGCGGCGCGCCGGACAAGGACACTGCGCATAAGCTGTCGCAGATGCGCAGTCGCTTCAAGATGGCGGTGGCCGCGTACAGCGACACGCGAGAAGATCAGTTGGACGACCTGCGGTTTATGGCAGGCTCGTCCGACAACCACTATCAGTGGCCAGCGGATGTGCTGTCAGTACGAGGGTCGGTGCAAGGCCAGACCATCAACGCGCGCCCGTGCCTGACGATCAACAAGCTGCCGCAGCATGTACGGCAGGTGACCAACGAGCAGCGGCAAAACAGGCCGTCGCCCAACGTCATCCCGGTCGACGACGACGCGGATGTCGAGGTCGCAGAGATTTTCGACGGCATGATCCGTCATATCGAATACATTTCAGACGCCGATGTAGCGTACGACACCGCCTGCGACAACCAGGTGACGTACGGCGAAGGCTACATTCGGATTCTGACCGAATATTGCGATGAGACGAGCTTTGATCAGGACATCAAGATCGGTCGGATTCGCAACAGCTTTTCGGTCTACATGGACCCGACGATCCAAGACCCGTGCGGTGCGGATGCGGAGTGGTGCTTTATCACCGAAGACATCCTGAAAGCCGATTACGAGCGGATGTACCCCAACGCCATGCCGGTCAGCTCGATCATGGTGCAAGGCGTGGGCGACCAAGCGCTGTCGCAATGGCTGTCTGAGACGACAGTGCGGATTGCAGAGTATTTCTACTGCGATTACAAGGCAGAAACGCTCAATTTGTACCCTGACGGCACGACGACCTACCAAGGCACGCCACAGGACAAGATGCTGCGTCAAATGGGCCTAAAACCGACCCGTCAGCGCAAATTGCAGGCTAAACGCATCAAATGGTGCAAGACCAACGGCTACGAGATCATCGAAGAACGCGAGTGGGCGGGCGCGTACATCCCCGTCATCCGCGTGATCGGCAACGAGTGGTCGATTGAGGGTCAGCTTGAGATCTCAGGATTGGTCAGGAACGCCAAAGACGCCCAGCGGATGTACAACTACTGGGTGAGCCAAGAGGCGGAGATGCTGGCGCTTGCGCCCAAAGCACCGTTTATTGGCTACGGCGGTCAGTTTGAGGGTTACGAAGAGAAGTGGAAGACTGCCAACACGCAGAACTACCCCTATCTTGAGGTCAACCCTGATGTGACCGACGGAGCGGGCAATATTCTGCCGTTACCGCAGCGGGCTCAGCCCCCAATGGCCCAAACAGGCTTGATTCAGGCCAAAATGGGGGCTTCTGAGGACATTAAAGCGGCGACTGGGCAGTACAACGCCAGCCTCGGAATGACGTCAAATGAGCGGTCTGGAAGGGCTATTTTGGCCCGTCAGCGCGAGGGCGACGTCGGTACGTACCACTACGTCGACAATCTGGCGCGGGCGATCCGTCACGTCGGGCGGCAACTGGTCGATTTGATCCCCAAAATCTATGACACGCAGCGTATCGCGCGTGTGATCGGGGTGGATGGCGAGTCGAAGATGGTGCGGCTCGACCCGAACCAGCCAGAGCCCGTGCGAAAGATGGTAAACGAGCAAGGCGTGGTGGTTGCGAAGATCTACAACCCTGGCGTTGGCAAGTACGACGTCAAGGTCACCACCGGCCCGAGCTACCTGACCAAGCGTCAGGAGTCGATGGACGCGATGAGCCAGATTCTGCAAGGCAATCCAAACCTGTGGGCGGCGGCTGGCGATCTGTTTGTCAAAAACATGGATTGGCCAGGCGCACAAGAGATGGCGCAGCGCTTAAAGAAGATGATCGATCCCAAGCTGCTGCAAGAAGACGACGATCCTGCGCTGCAAGCGGCCAATCAGCAGATCCAAGCAATGCAACAGCAGATGGAGCAGATGTACAACATGCTCCAAAACGTCGGCAAGTCGATGGAAGCGCAGAAACTGCGCATTGACGAGTACAATGCGGAAACCAAGCGTATTCAAGCCGTGCAAGCGGGCATGACGCCTGACCAAGTTCAAGATGTTGTCATGCAGACGCTGAAAGATGTCATGACGGCTGGCGACATGGTGGTTGCTCAACAAATGGGTATGACACAATGAGCTGCGCAGACTTTATCGGCACCTTGTTCCTAGCGCGGGATGTGACGCACTCGGTGCATCTTAATACGAGGTCGTACGCCAAGCACGTTGCGCTAAACGAGTTCTACGACTCGATTGTTGACCTTGCCGACAAGTTTGCCGAAGCGTACCAAGGCCGGCACGGGCTAATCGGGCCAATTACGTTGATGTCGGCTAAGAAGACAACCGACGTCATTGAGTTTCTCAAAGACTCGCTTGCGGACATCGAAGACATGCGGTACAAGGTGTGTGAGAAGGACGACACGCCGCTCCAAAACATCATTGACGAGATCGTCGGGCAGTATCTATCGACGCTCTATAAACTGAAATTCCTTGCGTAAGGGCGCGTTATGGAACTGCTAAATCCTCTTGCTGATGCCAATTATCCCGCCTATACGGCGTCTTACACGGGCACAGCGGGGTCGACGACCGCTTGGCCAGCAGGACCGCAAGGCGTGGTGGTCTGGTCAACGACTGCCGCCTACGTCGTAATAGGCGAAGGTGTGACTGCGACTACCAGCTCGACGCCGATTCCTGCCAACACGCCAATTCCGTTTATCGTGCCGCAAGGTACGGGTGCTCCGTGGCGGGTCAGTGCGATCCAGATTGGCAGCGCTGGCACCCTCTACGCTAAACCCATCAACATCCGATGAGCTTTGGCATACCCGTCCGTAATGGCCTGAGCCTGGGGCTCGGGACCGTCGCTACGTTGGCGACGGACTTTGCGTCGCCCAACCCAGGCCCGCCGTGGACGGTGCTGACCAGTGATGGCACGGCGTATGTAGTGGATGAAGTTGTGCTGGCAAGCAATGGCACAGCTTACTATGTCGTCGAAACTGTGCTGACCAGTAACGGTACAGCGTACAACCCGATTTGAGGTAAATCATGGCTGTTTACGAAGCGCTTTTGCTCAACACAGTTGTCCCGCAGATCCAAGCCGCACAAGCAGGCGACAGCTATGTCATGGTGGTGAACGCCACCACTCCAGCACTCAGGATCACGCAGACGGGTACTGGCGATTCCATTCTGGTGGAAGATGCAGCTAACCCCGACAGCACGCCGTTTGTGGTGAGTGCTGCGGGCGATGTTGGGATTGGGACGAATGCGCCTGCGTATAAGTTGGATGTTTCTGGTTCTGTTATTCGCTTGAATAATTCAGGATCAACTGCTGATATTTTTCTAACTGATTCCGGAACTACAAACGGTCATGTCCGTCTTCGTGGCGAATCAAACGCCATGAAATTCATTACTGGTAATGGTATTTCAGCCACCCTTGACTCCTCCGGCAACCTCGGTCTGGGGGTGACGCCTAGTGCTTGGGAGACAAACATCAAGGCGTTGCAAATTGCTAGCGCTGGAGCCCAAATAAGTGCGTCCAATACAGGATACAGTGGATCAAATTTCTTGTGGGTTGGAAATAACTCACACCTAAATACATCAAACAATCAAATATACGCAAGAAGTGCTGCTGCAAGTTTGTATCGTCAAAGCGGGGCAGAACACGCTTGGTACAACGCCCCCTCCGGCACCGCAAACGACCCCATCACCTTCACCCAAGCAATGACGCTGGATGCTAGTGGGAATTGGCTTCTTGGAAAAAC